CATCTTCTTTAATATCAAGCTTTCTTATAATTTGCTTAACTGCCATAAATGCTGGTTTATTAGACATTGTGTAAAGTCCTAATTTTTTTGCAATCTGCTTTGTATCATAAAAATGTTCTTTTTCTTCAACTTCAAGAGGCAATTCAATACCTGCTCTTTCAAAAAAAGTCTTAGTTACAAGAAGTTTCATACTTTTATCAATGTTTAAATCATCAAAAATTGGAGTTATTAACCTAATTGACTCATTAACTGTTTCTAATTTTTCTAATGCTTTCATTTCTTTCTTTTCTTCTTTAACTCTAAAATAACTATTTACCAATTGTCTTTGTACTTTCCAAGCTAAATCATCTGTAAAAGATTTTACTAACATTAGATAACCTGTTTCAGTTAATAAGATTAATTCTCTTGCATTACTGCCAACGAAATTCGTTGTCTGTTTAATTGTTGATAATTCTTTTCCTTCTAAATAAAAATAGTCCTCATTTTTTATAAAGTGCTTCTTATTCTCTCTAAAATTTCTACCTGCTGTTCCTTCTACTCTTTCATGTACTCTGTCAATTTCTTTAAATGTAACTACTCTTTGATTATTAAACTCTTTAACTTGCAACTCTTGATTGTTAATTAGTACTAGATTGTTCATAAAAATACACTCCTTAATTGATTTTTTTTAAGGAATGACATATAATTATATTACATATTAGTTATATGTCATAAGGAATATTTAAACTTTGACGAGAGAGAATATTCCTTATTTTATTCCTTTTTGTCTTTATTTTTATAAAGATTTCTTTATCTTTATACTCTAATAATAAATTATTTAGTAAATAATGTCAATAGTTTTTATTTATTTTAATAAACATTTCTTTATTTTCATAAAGATATATAGTATTATATAAATATACAGGAGGTATTAACATGTCTATAAAATTTTTTAAACTAATTGACTTACTAAACAGAAGAGGTATAACTAAAGAAGAGCTAAGATTAAAAATAGGAGCTTCTTCTACCACAATAGCAAAATTATCTTCAAATAAAAATGTTTCCCTTGATGTTATTGATAAAATATGTAAAGCTTTAGACTGTCAACCAGGCGATATTATGGAATATGAAGATGATGAAAAGCTATAAGCAAAACAAAAGCACCTACTATTTAAGTAAGTGCTTCTTTTTTCTATTTAATTTTGAATCCACATAGTTAATATAAAACCAATTAAGAACTAAAAGTAATTCTTCAATTTACAAAAATTTACATACCACATAGTTAATATAAAACCTTTTGATTCAATAGCCTTCTCGACCTCTAATTTAGTATTTACATACCACATAGTTAATATAAAATTAGTAGTTCAATCCTATGTAGATTCTCAAAATTCATTATTTACATACCACATTGTTAATATAATTCTCTATTTCCATTATACCATTTTTTTACAAACAAAGCACCTGAAACATCATAATATCCAAGTGCTTTATCTATTTATTTACTTATTTTTTCTCTCTTCTTGTTCTCTAAGAATACCTCTCAATATCTCTGCATACTCTTGAAATTTTTCTTCATTGTCCTGTTTTAATTTATATAATAATGTAGCAAACTTTACAAAGTATTCTACATCTTCATCAGTTTTTAAATTATATTCATTAAGTAAATTCTCACACATTGTATTAATCCCCCTCAAAACTAAAATAAACTAAACTAAATTATTTAATACAACTGATAAATTTACTCAATCTTATAAACCACATGATAATTCTTCTTTTCACCTGCAATCTTAGCAGGTCTATTATTTTCCTCTATCCAATTTCTAACCTTATCTATTACACTCTTTGTATATTTATTTACAGTACCAGTCCAAGAACCATTAGTTTCCCAAACGCCTTTGACTTCGTTTTCTTCTAAATCAATCTTTTTAATAATTTCACAAACAGCCAACTGTGCTGGTTTATTACTCTTAGAATATATTTTCAGTTTAGATGCTATTTGTTTTGTGTCAAAGAAAGATTCCTCTTCTTCAATTTCTATAGGTAAATCAATGCCTGCCTTTTTATATAATGTTTTAGCTGTTAATAGTTTGGATTTATTGTCAAATCCTGCACCATCTAGCAATTCTTTTAACATAGATGTGCTGTTATAGGCTAATTGTAACTTTTCAATCTCACTTGCTTTTTCTCTTAGTTTTTCGGGATTAGCATTGTTAGTTATGTATGCACCAGTTTGTCTTATTGATGGTAGTACATCTACTGCTAACCATGTTTGAAATTTTACTGCTATTTCATTTTTAGCTTTCATACCTAAAAGATAAAATAATGATTCAGGTATATACTCATCTTTCCCCAACAAGTTGAGGAAACCAAATTCTTTACAGTATTTATTAATAGTTTCCCATCTAATTGATACATATTGCTTACCATTTTTATTCTGTGTCTGACACCATCCAAACCCTACAGCTGTATCCTCTGCATTAATTCCTATACTTCCATCTTCATATTTAATAGTTCTTATTTTTATTCCTAATTCATTATTTTCAAAATTCATCAGTTCATTATTCATACAAAAATCACCCTTTCGATTTATTATCTTGAAAGAGTTATCTTTACATGATAGAATATTTCATATAGAGATAACTCTAGGTTAAGTAGTCCAGTATGCTTTGGTCGGCGTTGGGCTACTTTTTTACTTATCTTCCTCCAAAAGTAAGTCTACTCCTTTTCTTATTGCTTCTGTTCTAGTAAGATTTTCTTTCTCACAATAATCTAATAATTTTTTATGAGTATTTTCATCAAATCTTACTTTGACATCAATATTTTTAGGATTATCAACTTTTGGTCTTCCCATTTTAGAACTCATTGTTTCACCTCACTTTTTGTGTTCCATAATATAATTATATTATTTGTGTTCCAAAAAGTCAATAACTTATCCCAATTTTTTCTAATTATTTTACTCAACCGACCAATTTTGAGCAAAACAAAAGCACCTACTATTTAAGTAAGTGCTTTCTTTTTTCTATTTAATTTTGAATCCACATAGTTAATATAAAACAATTATCCATACCTTTAAAAATTATCTTGCTTCCATTATTTACATACCACTTAGTTAATATAAAACATTCAAGAAGTAACTGTAATTGTTCATCTGTAAAATAATTTACATTCCATATAGTTAATCTAAAACGATAGACAAAGCTAGTGCAGACGCTAAAGTACAATCATTTACATTCCATATAGTTAATCTAAAACCTTTCATAACTGATGTTAAAGACTCATTATATGTACTATTTACATTCCATATAGTTAATCTAAAACAGAAAGATTAAAAAATAGAATGATACTTCTTACAACATTTACATTCCATATAGTTAATCTAAAACGAATAACAATAAGAATAACAACAACAATAAAAAGGTTAATTTACATTCCATATAGTTAATCTAAAACCCCAAAATAAACTTGGCATTTCCAATACCTACACATACGCATCTCTCTCAAATTTGCAGTGAACCATGAGTAGTGCAATTGATAACATTTATCACACACCCTCAATACCTTGTATTCCAATTGTTAAACTTCAATTTATCGCAAATATTGCTCACTGCAAAATCTCTACATTTTTATTATATCATAAAAATATTATTTTTGAATATCTGTACCAATTTGTGGTATAATAAAAGCAAGGAAATAATTTACTTTATACAAGAGTAGCTATTTCCATCAAAATTGATTTAAAGAATTATTTTTTTAAATCACCCTTATTGGCGTCTGGGTGATTTTTTATTTTGTCATAAATATAAGCTGATATAACACCAGCTAGTATGCTTAATAAAAAACCTATCATATAATTTCACCTCCTTCCTTATTTGGAATTTGGCGTTTAATATGAAAATAATCACCCTTCGCACTTTCGATTATTATCCTTGCTACAATTATTATAACATATAATTATTACATATTTTTCCATTTTTTTTATATAAACAATGAAATTCAAGTAAATAAATACCTACTTATTTATATATATTTTATAAATTAATTGCTTTATAATCAAGTTTTCAATTTTTTAATAAAAATTTTTATTTTTTATTTTATATAAACAATATTTTTTCTAATTTGTGGTATAATAAAAGCAAGAAGAACTACAATCTATTTTGCGGTAGAGTGAAGTTCATAATTAAATGAATCTATTTGAACTTATGGAACTTGATTTTAAAATCAAATTCCCAGCCACTTTTACTCTTGCCACGAGTTGAGTGGCTTTTTACTTTTAGAAATACTTTACAAATTAAGCAAAATATTAAACTAGCAATAACGCCAGCTATTACATTAAGTAAAAAGTTATTCATACTTCCCACCTCCTTTCATTAGGAAGTAGGTTTTATCCCAGTATGAACTCCACTCTATAAATTGTAGATTACATCTTCTTGCTAAAAATATTATAACATATAATTATTACATATTTTACCTATTCTATATTTATTTTTTTATTTTGCTATCTTCTTCGTCCCCTCTTTCTCTCTCTTTCAGCTTCTTTCATTGCTTCCTCTTCATCTTCTATCTTTATAAGTATTGAGGCGGCTGCTAACGCTCTCTCATTAACTTCTAAATTCATATATTCACTTGGCTTCCACTTTAATTTTTGAATACAATAATGAGTGATGCTAGCATCAAAATCGCCACCTCTGATTAGTTTTTTGCTTCTTCTACTTTATCCTCAAAAGATGTATCAAATCCATTGACTTCATTCACTTTTACTGTATAATTGACATACTCACCTGCTGTAAGCATTGTCTTTAATAACTGAGCTTCTCCCATTACTCCATAACTATTTTGGAGTTCGGCATCCTTTAAATCTGGAAATACTGTAGATGCTACACATAATTCAGCTACATAACTATTGTAGTCAATTTCACTTGTATATTGTCCAGTATGCTTACCATTGTTACCAATCACTTTTACTCTTTTAGTACACTTTCTTCTTAGTGCTTCGTCTTCTTCAGATGATAAAACTTTTAATTCCCATTCAACTGGTTTCCCTTCTTTATCTAAAAATCTGTTACTCGCTACATATTTTACATTATCAACCTTTATTGCATTTTGACTTAAAAAAGCACTTAAATTACTCATATTATTCTAATCTCCTTTTATTTTAATTTTTCATATAAAAAATACACATATATAATTTATAAATGTGTATTTTACTCCATTCCTGCCAATAAATTAAATTTTTCTACTAATTCCCAATCCTCAAAAGTGAAATCCATATCTTCATCTAAATACTCACCATCAGCATCAAATTTAGTAATTATTCCACTGTCCATATTACAATCTTTAAGTACTACTGTCTGTCTTCCTACAGCAGATGTAGGGTCTTCATTTGTAACTTGTATGTCAAAATAAATATCCTCACCAGTTTCTTTATATCTGTAAAGTAATTCTCTAAAAATAGAAGTATTATAATGAAATGTTGCACTTCCAGTATTTGTACTCCCAGTTGTTTTATTTCCCTTTGTTGTTCTTCCTAGAATTGGAACTTCACTTTTATTTTTTTCCATTTTAGCCTCTAAATCTATAGCTTGCATAAAATTATATCTTTTACCTTCTATAGTTATAAAACATTCAGCTTTCTTTGCACTAACTGTATCTTTAGCATTTATTGTTTGAGCCATATTATCACTCTCCTCTCTAATTAACTGAAACAGTCATATAAAGCTTACTCATAGCATTTATTACCTTAACAGCATCAGATACTATGACAGTTTTCTTATCATTTCCAAGCTCTACACTAACATCATCAGTTTTAAAATCTTCTATTGCCCTTATATTCTCTAATTCTTTATGGTGTTTAACAACATCATTCCAGAAACTTATTCTTCCTGCCTTATCATTCGGAACTTTACCTAAATACTTTTCATTAAATAAAGTTGCAATATCATTAGCAATTTGGTCAAGTACTCTAACACTTTGGTTACTTGAAAAATCGTCATTTTTATCATCTGTAAATGATACAAAAGTATTTATATCCTCTAACACATGAACTTCATCTCCCACCTTGTGGAATATAAATTTACCAGTTTTTAAAGCTTCTTCAAGTTGTATTTGTGTATAATTAACATCAACATCAAACTCACCATCATACTTTTTATTAGTATTAGATTTATTTATATCGCATCCTGCTATAACTCCAGCCGCCCAATAAATTAAACTAGATTCTACTAATCCAATATCTTTAATCTTATTTTCTACAGACACTACACCTTCATAATCTGCATCACTTTTCTTATATAGTACTGTTTGAAACTTAGCTCCTACCTTATCTCTCATTCTCTTTGTAAATTCTACAAATAAACTTTTAATTTCTGTTGTTGTAGCCAAACATCCTAAAGCATTAAAGCTATAGCTTTCTATTTTATCCAAGAAAGCTTGGTACTCTGCTCCTGTCACAGCTTCGCCATTAGTTCCACCAGTAAATACAAGTCCTGCACTTGCTTCTAGTGTTGCATCCTTCTTCCAAGTGATATAGTCATTGTCTTGTAAGTCTGTAATAACCTTTGCTATTTGAGTATCTACCTTCTTATTATCTAAAAGTGTTACAACATCAAACTTAGCATTATCATCTATATTTGTTGTAACTGTTACTTTTAAGTCATTTCCTCTGATACCACTATATTTTGCTGTGGCTATAGTACAACTGGCTTTAACGCCTTTATTTAATTTATAAAAATATCCCAACCTTATATTTTTGAATAAATCTCTCAAACCTTTCAGCTTCTCATGAGTATAATCATATCCAAAATACTTCACTGAATACTTCTCAAAATCATCACTGGTTACTTGAAATACGTCTTCATCTATGCCCCAATCTAACTCTAAAGGTATTGCAACAATACCTCTATCCGATAATGAACTGGTTGCCCTCTTAGCTGAGATAAAATTTATATAGCTACCTGGTAATATTTTATTCTGTGTTACAAATGTTCCTCCACCTAACGCCAAATTAACTCACTCCTTTCATAAAGCTATTTATTATTTCCTCTACCTCTGAGAAGGAATATAACTCATTTTCTTTTAAAATTGCATTTAATAAGTCTTTTCTATTTATATACTTCTTAGAATTAACTATCTGCTCCTTAGTAAACTTGTAATCGGTTCCTTTACTTAATGTCTTACTCAAAATTATCACCTCTCTTCAAACCACCGAATAACTCTACTGTATCCATCTTATTGATATCATTATTTTTTATAGTAAAGTAGTTATAATCAACAAAGAAATGAAGTACATTATCTACAATTTCAAAGTTCATATTTGTACCTCTGACTAAATCTCCATCAATTTCTATATACTCTAATTCCTCCAGTAGCATCTCAGCTACCTCATCTATTTCAAATGATTTATCATTACTTTTTGGAAAATAATGTACATCAAAAGAGTTCTTTTTTAATGTCCTGCCACTTGGATAGGATACTTTGCTTGGATTTAAAGGAACAATAAAAAAACAAGGTTCATTTATACCTTGCTCCACATCTTCACTATAAATTGTATAACTCTCTCCAAATGTTTTATCTAATTTAATAGATATTCCATCAATTATATTATTAAGCATCAAATACTCCTTTAAGCAATATTAATAGTTTTTTCTCTATAATCTTATCAACTTGGCTTTGTAGTTCCATCTCTGAAATTGTTAAGAAATGTTGTCCTTTAACCCAACCTTTTCCATCTTTAGTTCTATGGCCATATTCAACATATGCATTTTGTTATCCTAAAGGCTTTTTATCCTCTAGCTCTTATAGTTTCCTATAAGTTCGGCGTACATCATCAACAAAATAAACTTTATTTAGTTGCCCAGCACTCTTGGAGAGATTATATTTATTCACTCTCTACGCTCTACGGAAACCTATAGCCTATTCGCAATCTATAGGTTTTCCTCGGTATTGGCATATATAATTAATTAAATATTTTTCCATGTTCTTCTATGGACTATATTTGATATAGATGAATATGTTACAGGATATATTTCACTTAGTTGTTTTATTGTATATCCATCAGAATACTTTTTTCTAATTTCTTTTACATCCTCAATAGATAACTTAGCTCTGCTTTCTTCAATAATCTTAACTTTTTCTATAAGATTATTTCCTACTAATCCCTTAGAATATCTACTTCTTAAGCAAGAATATGAAATACCTGTTTTTTCAGAAAGCTCTATCAATGTAATTTCTTTTTCTTCATGCTTTACTAATATATTTGTTGACCTATTTCTACATTGTGTCTTTATATCCACCCATCTACAATTGCTTGATTCATAATTTCCTTCATTATTTATTCTATCAATTGTAAGTTTCTCTGAATATCCATTACTCAATGCCCAATTTGCAAAATTATCATAGCAAAACCATTCATCACACACAATTATATTCCTTTCACCATATCTATTGTATCTTTTATTATTTTTATCTGTACATCTAGATATTATACCCTTCCATATACTGTAAAGTCTTTTATTTTGAACCTTATATTTCTTTTTAAATTGGTATTTGTCTGTTAAATTTAATTTATCTTGTTCTTTTTTTAAACATCCACAAGATTGTACTAAGCCACTAGTTAAAGAGTCAGTTCTTATTTCTTTGAAATTTCCACAATCACACTTACATAACCAATATTTTCTATTTCTTTTACCACTTTTTATCTCTTTAGAAAATTTAATGACTCTTAGCCTTCCAAATTTTTTTCCTGTAATATCTAAAAATTTTGCCATAAAATCACCTCTTTTATACATTATAAATCAAGAGTTATTCTATGTCCATATTCTACCTACTTTATAATGTAACACTATTACACTTAGCGTTTACCGATTTTGCTGGGTTTTATATGCCCCATTGTGTTAAGGCATATTCAGTCGGATTAACAACCTCTATAATATAATTATTTCCTTGTTTATACACAGGAAGCGACCTAGCATAAGCCACTCCATTCCATCCTTGTCTAAGAATCCTGTATCAACTGGTGTCTTCTAATTACTTTCCAAGATCTGCTGCTAATTCTCTTGCTGCATCCTTGCAAAACTTATCTAAATCAATCTTTGTAAGCTCCTCCATCTTTTTACAAACTCTTTTAAACTCTCTAAAATCAACACTGCCCCATCTAGCCATTATGCTTTATCCTTAAATAACTCAAGTATTATTTCTTGATGATTTGGATATATAGCTGATTCTCCACTTCTTACATACTCTTTATCATTTATAATAAGTTTTGAACCTGCTTTAATTTCTATATCTGGAGATATAAAGAGTTTAATAGTTTGCTCTAGCTTAGCTAATTTTCCTTCTGTAGCAGAAACTATATTTTTATATGAAAGCTTGCATGGTTGATTTTCTAATACAATCACTTCTTTATTGTTAGTTCGTTTTGTTACAGGGTCTTTGATTGGCTGATACTCAACTATAGTACATTTATTCTATATAACATTTCTATTGCTTTTCTAGTTTTACTTACCATCTTAAGCACCTAAAGGTTAATATCTTATTCTTCCATAAGAGTAAGATAAGCTATTAAGCTATCAAAGCGTTGTTCTGGTGTTTGAGACCACTTCCTATAGCAAATCTACCTTTGTATCACCTTCTGATATAGACTTTTCTACAGCTTCAAAGTTAATGCTTTCTATATCTAATTGCCCCATATTTTTCTTGGTAAATAAGAACTCTCCAACTATCATATCAGCTTCAATTTCTTTCAATTCAATTGGCATAGTTTTTATATTACAATCTAGTTTAATAATATTTTCTATTTTTTCTCTTACAAAACTATTAACCACTTATCTCCATCTTTTAATATATATCCAAAACTTTCAAGTCTTTTTTCTATTCATCAATTATATTATTTTCCATAATTTTCACCTACTTTTTAGTAAGTTTATTTTTCTCTTTAAGCTGCTTATTTTCTTCTTCTAAAGACTCAACTTTTGACCTTAAAATATTATTTTCAGCTATTAAATCTTTTACACTTAATGACTTGCCATACTTTACTGCCTTACCAGTTTCATCTATCAAATCATATCCCATCTCTAAGAAATC